TTGGACTTTTTCTTGGGTCCCCTATGTACTCGGATATGTCTAGTTGAATTGGTGTCGGAGAGGGCAATCTGAGATGTTTCCAACATTCCATTAAAAATACTTGAAAAGTCAGTTTGTTTGCTAGAAGTTCTGAGCGGTCCATTTACGTTTTTTTAAAGTCCTCGTTTTTCCTTTTCTTTTACAATCATTTCGACACATTCCACATACCCAGCCATGTCCACCAAGTTGTCTCTGGTGTGTCTGTGGATCTCTCTGGCTATCTTGAGTCCCACCATCATCAGGGCAACCTTTTCAGGTTCGATGGGTTTGTCTAACTCAAGAATGGTTCCCCAGATTTGTCCGATACGGGTGCAGTTATCCAGGGGGTGATCATAGGCCCACTGTCTGTCACCAGAGACCAATCTTTGGGCCTCTTCAAATATGGATTCGTTGTTGTTGTCTTCTTCTTCTGGTTGTGCGTTCTCCATGTACCTTAGTTGGGGCCAGTGGCTGTCATCAGTTGTTGAATTTTGGTTTGTGGGGGACATCTTCGGTGGGGAATTGGGTTACTTCGGAGGGATTAGGGAGGGTCTCTAAGAGTTTCTTAAGGGGGCTGTCATCCACAGGGAGACTTTCTATTCCATTATCCTTAAGGAACTGTCTGGCAACATTAAGATCCGAAGGGGCTGCTTCCCCTGAGCGGATTCTTTTGGATAGCTCGGTGGCTAAAAGACCGTGAAGGTCTCTGAGATTAATATCTGTCATATATACACTCGGAACATTCTTCATCAGACAAAACATTATCATGTTTCATTATGTCTTCCCAAGGGGTCTCAGGATGACCGTAGTATTCATTTATGGTTACCCCACATGAAATACATTTCCCGTAGGTTTCTTCAGCATGTTGGGCCATCATATAGTGTTTAGTTAAACCCATCGTTAATAACTCCATATATGGGGTCTAGGACCTTTGAAACCCTCTTTTGGGTCATGGTTGTCCAGGTGGATGAATCTCTTGTGTTTCTGCCCTCTCTGGGCAATCCCTATCCCTGTCATCCCATGTCCTTTGGCAATCTCTACCAGAGTAAGGGCATTAGCCCCATAAATGTGGATATCAACAGCCCTGCCACCATGTCTCTCATGAGGAACATGAGGTCCATTAGGACCCGTGGTGGAGACTTTTTGGTTATGTGTGCTGCACCTTACGGCACTGGTGACTGGAAGGATCACTGAGATCTCATCTCGGATACTCTGGAGCATCTTCATGAATTCAGTATCCATCTCATCCATACCACACTCACCACATCGGCATTTCACTTCCTCTAGAGTAAAATTTTTTGTCACGTATTTTGCCACTATAATTCCTGCTATGGGTTGGATTAAGAATTCCCTACGGCTATATTTTGTCTTGTTCTTCCAGGCGTTTCCTAAGTGTCTCAACCAATTTATCATCAAGTTTATTCGATGATCTTTTAGCAAGCCACTCACCCACCTGAATGAAGACAGTAATAATGATCCGTTCACTAAGCAGACTAATTAATAAGGTTTTAGCAGTCCCAGCCAGTAAAGGTATAATCATCGTGAACCCTTTCTTTGTCCTAATGTTGCAATTAGTGCATCCATTGATTTAGTATTTGCCTCAAGGGATGAAGTGTGGTTAGAAATTACCTCGTGATTTTTCTCTAGGATTTCAAACACTCTGTTGTCAGCCTCGGAGTCTTTTTTCATAAACTCATCTTGGATTTCTTTCATCCTGTCTGATTGGTACTTTATAAACCAAAATGCAGCCATACAAATAACAAAGACTGGACCTAAATTTTGTACTAAATCAATAATTTCATTACCTGACATTTTGGTATTTTCTGAGGCTGTTTTTGATACTGGTGGGTTATTTAAACTCCGAAATCTATCTTCATAATGTGGAGGGAAGTTTTGGTGTGGGTATGGGTGTTGTTCCCCTAGTGTTACTACGATAGCACTCCCTAGAAAAATTAGTGAAAGCCATAGATAAATTATCAATCTTTGCATAGTCATTCACTGAGTATTTTTCTCTACTTTTATCGATTAAACAATCACAGAAATTAATGTGTAATTGTCTAGAAATAAAGGGGTTGTTTTTAGCGGAAGTAATATAACAAAACGCCCACATTTCTCTTATTTTAGAAGTTTTGTGGTCACCACTATAAGGGATTTCTAAGGTTTTGGTGCAGCTAGAAAGTAAGATAAGTATTATTAATAACCATTTCATTTAAATTTAGTTCCACTATCTTTTCTTAAAAATTAGTGCATCATATTGATTGATCAAATACCAGATTCCTAAAACTATAGATAGAATTAGAGTGATATAAATCAGAAAGAATATGAAAAATCCTATCATGGTTTAGGAGCTTCATAAGTAGGAGCAGACCCAGTTCCAGTTGAAGTTAACACCTGACCATCAGTTCCCAGATGGGCCATCTGATCTAAAGTAATGACATTATCTGCTATGTAACTACCATTTGCTAATGTTCTTGCTCTACTCATTGATAAACCTCCATAAGAATTAAAATGGAAGCAGTCCTAGGATGGTATTGACTATTATCTCTGTTTGTTCTTCCAACATGAATAACATGAGATGCGGTTTCAGATTGTACTCCAATTCTATAACACATCTGCTCACCTAAAGTGTAAGAAGGTGAATCTAGATATGTACCTGCTATCCTGTTGCAGTAAAAAGTATATTCTTCTACTCCAACACTACTTAGAGAAGAATCACCATAACTGCCCCCGGGGTCAGTCCCTTGAATCCCCGTAAGGTTTGCATGACTGCCTGATCCAATAACTCTTTCCATATATGATCTTGCTGTTACAGATCCGGATGAACTTACATCGAAAGTATAATTTATTAGTATTTTTGATCCTGCTTTTGCTGGAGTAATACAACAACTATAGTCTCCATCATGTACTAATTGTTCGTTTGTATTTGCAGCCCCTACCCAAGGACCATTTTCTACAGTCTGTACAATCTGCCCAATAATTCCCTCACCAGCAGTACCTACAGTAGTTCCAATTACACCAGACCTAGAACCTGTACTGTTTACTATTCCTGTCATGTCCAATCCTGATCGATATATGAAGTTGCTATGGAAATAGCACACGGATTACTACACACAACAGTTAATTCATCTGTACCAACAAGAACAATACGATCATTCCATATAAAAGTTTCTTTAGCTCCAAGAGCCTGATCTTTTAATAAATAACAATCATTACTTCCTGCATCATCTGCTATAAATAAAGAAAAAGTTTCTGCTGCATTTCCTGTTTCACAGAATGTTATACTCAGTAATGAATAAATATGGAGTGCTACCCCATCTATAATCTTGTGTTCAGTTGCATCCGTAGCAAGTGTCAAAACATTTTTTAACACCTCTGACCCAGATCCAGTTGGAATTGTCATGTTATGCTCCTAAAAATAATGCTTGATGTGTTGAACTTTGCATAAATGATCCTTTTTGTTTAACTTTGGTTGTTGTAGATGTCTCGATATTTTGATTAAAATTCCACGAATCCGTGTCATTCTCCCAAAGAATCGTCTTATCTGTAGATCCTTTTAAAGTAATACCTCCACCATCTGCCGTTGAGTCAGACGGTGATCCAACCTTCCCTAGTTCGATATTCTTGTCTTCAACGAGTAAAGTTTCTGTATTCACAGTCGTTGTGTCTCCAGAAACCGTGAGATCTCCAGTGACGGTCATATCACCAGCTACCGTAGTTAAAGACTCCAAACCGTTCCCAATGGTTACATCAACCTCATCTTCTGCACTCCCATCTGTGATGATTAATCCTGGCTGAAGTTCTCCATCATGGGAAGCTACTGTAAGCTTTATTTGACCACCTTCTTGACCATCTGTGTGAACTGCAACGATCCCTTCAATCTTTGCAAATTCTATATTCGTCTGGGCAGCATCATCACCATAGAATGAGATGATTCCACAAATATCATTCGCTGCACCAGCAGCACCTTTATCATTAACAAATTTGAAAGTCGGACCTGTTACTCCAGAGTTTGTATTCTTCAGAGTGAAGATAGGTTTGAGATCTGTGGAAGAAGTGAAAGTAATGTCTGTAGGGGCTCCAGTGATACTCCCATTTAAAACAGGAGTTGTGAGGGTCTTACTAGTTAGTACCTGAGTCCCTGTCAGGGTGACAATATTAACACCTTCCCCGAAAGCAACCGCATCAACATAAGCTTTACTAGCAGCATCATTAGAATTAGTAGGGTCTTCTACTCCATAAATCCTTTTGTCTGCACCTCCAACTTGAGCATCGTATTGAGTTGAATCTTCACTATCGATAGCAATGGACTCTTCAGCCCTGTCCACAGCTTCCAATCCTAAGAACCTAGCTTGGTTGTTAGCATTATTCAGATCAGAGTCACTAAGGACAGATCCAGAAGAAAAAGACACTTCAGCCGTAGTTCTGTTTGTTTCCCTTTTGATCCTTAAAGGTACGGTTCCTGATAATGTTGGAACCCCCGATGAAACAACGACACTTCCTACTGTGAAACTAACAGAACTAAGGATTGTAATAGCCCCTGAGGATACCGTGTATTCAGCAGATGGGGTAGAGCCTGAACCTGGGATTCTGGTGGAAGTGTTGTATTCAGTGACCCCATCGTACAGGTGTTTTCCACCAATAGTCACTTTGATGTTAGTGGTATTCTTTGCTACCGCATCGAAGGTGAAGGTATAGGTTCTTCCTCCATCCGCACTGGATGCTGAGGTGTATTCTTTATACGAGTAAGCCATTTTTATCTAAGGTATGCAGGGTTCATCTCAATAGGTTGGGAAAGACTTTGGATGTCTTGTAGTTTAAAGTTCATCATTTGTTGTCTAAGCTCAGGGAATTGAGCCAACAAGAGTTGTTTGGCAAGGGTCCTATTTTTAGACAAAGCATTACTGAGGAAAGTACTTTGGATACCCTCGGGCATATTGTTAAACCATTTCTTCCCTACTTCTTTTTCAAGTATTGTCTTGTTTAACTTACCAGCCTCTTTGGCCCAGAAGTATTGCTGTTCCATAGACAAAGGTATTGTCTCAGAACCTAACTTCCCTCGGACACTTATGGTCTTCCATTTACTTGGTGGTTGAGCCCTTACGTTAAGTTCAACAATCTTGTTGATTAACTTACTTTTTTGTTTAGGCTTCGGGGGTGCTGGAACAAATAGGTTTTGGACTAATCTTAATCCTTTACCACTAGTAGAGAATTCATCATAGATATCTTTAAGAACTGGCTCCCCTATGTAATTGAGTCGAGGATAAAGGTTCTTATTGAGCATTGGGGTTCTATTCATAAAGTCATTCCAGATCTCTGCTGTAACTTCAGCGTGTCTGGTGTTCCTTACGATTTGATCAGTACCCCTGGCAACATCCCCTCGGAGACTAGAGTAGAAAGTGAAAATAGGATTATATGCTGTGTATAAAGTCTTCACGGCATTCCTTTGCCTCATTGGGTCTCCAGTAAATACAGCCATAAGATCTCCAAAACCCTTGAGCATCGCTTTGTCTTCAAGCATTTCTCTGGTCTGGTAAAGAATCGTTAAAGCTATGTCTTCCAGATGAGAATTAGCATCCTCAGATTCCTCTGGTGTCATCAACCTCGGGTCGTTTACCAGAATACCTATATTATGTATGTCAGCACTCAAGGCAAGAAGAGTCCCTAAAGGATCAAGTCTGTTATATGGGACATAAACATCTTTACCATTGTAAAAATCCTTGATGACAAAAGAGTAAGGGGTAGTTCCTTTTTCCAGGTAATTCTTAAATTGTCCTATATCTTCTGGAGGGGCTCCAGTGGTCCACCCAGCTTCAGCCATTGAGTACCCAGCACCATAAAGAGTGGTCCCGTAAAGAGTTTTTGCCCAAGCCATATTTTTTGCTCTGGCCCCATTAACCCCTTTAAGATCATCAAACATTGAGTAAGCCTGGACTCTACCTGAATCACTCAATCCCACTCGGTTGACCAAAGTATTAACGATTGGTGTCCTCTCCATTGTGTATTTGAAAATATTAAGAACAGTGGAGTAGAACGGGATATATATCTGACCTAAACCAAACCAAGTATTTTGTCTGACTTGGTCTAACCCTTGGAGAAATTTGTTTTGAAGGGGAGTAGAAAAGACAGATTTAGCACCCTCAAGGGCTGCAATCATATCCACTTCAGCAAGACTCTGGTCACTTGAGTTCTTTAAATCCTCAGGACTCATTTCCATAATCCTTCGGTACTCTTCTATGTAGTCCAGTCCTTTTCTAGGGTCAACTTTAAGAGCCATACTATGGGCCTTGGCAGATCTTTCCATCTGGTATCCAAGTCCTCGGAAGACTTCATCAGAAGACAGAAGAATATTGGTAGGTATCCTGGTGATGTTCCCAAAGACATCCACGGTGGACCCTAAGATCCCATCTAAATTAAAGTTTTCCCCTGTGATGACATTAGGATGCTTTAGTTCCCCTCTGATAAATCTTCCACTTGAATCCCCTGTCCTTAAGGCTTGCCATGCTATTTTAAGGATGTCCATAGGTTGGTTCTTCAACCCTTTCATCATGGCTAAAGTTTCACCTTTTTGAACACCACTGCCTGGGAGCAACTCAGCAATCTTTCGTTCAATTAAATTGTTTCCTAAAACCAATCCTGAACCTATAGAGTTTGCGACTGTTGAGTCAAACCCAGACAGAATCCCGTTGATGTAGACTTGAAGAAAAGCAGACTTTGTCTTAGAGCCCCATCCTTGGGCAGCCTTGGTGGCAGCTTTATTTCTTCCAGCCTTACCATTTTTCCTTCCAGCAGCATCCATCATCCTTTTTTCTTGGACTGCTATTTTCTGGAGTCTGTCATTTCCACCATGAGAATCCATGAACTGTCCGTAGTGGAAGTCCATTGCAACTCTGGATCTCTCAGTGATCTTAAGTGCTTGTAAAGCTCTGCCTAACTCAGACCGAGTGGCTCTGTTCTGGCTGTAGATCATAGTATGGACAGCCTGATGTCTCTGCTTTGCCATAAGCTGATCCATATAGGCATTTGGATTTGCTATCTCAGAACCATCAGGACCTTTAGTGACTAGAAAATCATCAAGGATCTTGTTGGTAGCTATGGCATCAGTGAGTTTGTAGAGGTAATCGGCTGAGTCTTCGATGATCAAATTCATTAGGGTGACCTCGGAGGTGAGGTTCTTCATCCCTGCATAAATGGTATTAATTCTTCCTACTGTCTTTCCTATATTATTAGCGAGCCTCTTTTTGGCATCCTCAGCTTTTCTAAGAGTCTTTTTATTTGTCTGAGATCCACCTTTGACACCAAGACCCTCTTTACCCAGATCCATGACATCACCGAAAGCTCTATTGATCCCACTGAAAACCTTACGGATTGAGTCTTCATTAGTGACAGCATTCCAGTTAATCTTTACATCTTTTTTCCAATCAACTCTGTCAAAATCAATTTCTGTCTCCCGAAGGATCTGTTTTGACCCCTCGGAAAGTTTTCCAGAGATCAAAGGTTCTTCGTCTACAAAATCAGGTTTTTCCTTAGGTGATGGTTTAGGGGCCTCTAAGGAAAGCTGTTCAGGCTTGGGGTCTCCGAGGGGTCCTCGTTCTGGAAGGTCAGGCTCAGTATCAACTTTAGCCCCTGGTTCTTCCTCTGGGGGTTTTACTCTTTCTTCCTGTTTGAGAAATTTGTCCGAAGGTGATTCATCAGTAAAGTCTTCCAGTGGGCGAATGGTATCACCATCAAAAGCTCTTCTACCATTTTGGAGACCAGCCCTTAATAA